CTATGATCCCCATCTTTCGATGGGTTTGGTCACTCCTTGGACAATCCAATGGAGTTTCCTACATGACGAAGGTCTGGAAGGGATTCACGTCTCACGTGAAACATCGATCTATCAAATCGATGACACCGGAATGTCCGGTGATCCCTGGCTCTATCTGGTCGTTAAACGGGCAGATAGTTCCCTCGTGTATTCCCACGGAGCTAGCTTGGCTAGCCGATTGCGTGAGCACTGGTTGTAAAACCAAGGCTCAAGGTACGCGTTTGATGCATTTCGTATAAACACGTGGCCTACCGGCACCTAGAGTCGAAGACTTAGGGGCTGGTCTCAATGATCACGGCGAAGTCGTGATGGGAGACAGGGAATTTAGCACCACAGCAGAGCAGCTTAGCTGCTATCATCGAGTCGCTAAGCGACTCGGCCGATATGCTAGGTCCCGTGCTGGTTTAAGGAACATCCTTAACGAGCACTTGTCTTTTACTAACTCGGCCTGTTTTGAACAGGGGAGGAAGAAGGGAGGAAGAGCCACCTACGTAGGCTCCAAATTTGCAATTTGGGCCAACGAAGTGATGGTTGAAGACTGTAGTGGAACTACAATCTTCGGTACTCCCTATGAGACGCGTCAGGGTAAGCGCAGGTTTCAAACCATGTGCAGGAAAGTCGAAGACTTCCTCCCTGATAATGCCAATGTCGTAGAAAGTGATAATACTTTTGACATTGACGCCGAGATGTTCTTTACGGACTTTAAGTTCGAAGATCGCATCTACGGCCTGGACAACTTCACAGGTTACCAACTGTTACAGTGGGCCTTTGAAGAAGCAGTACGTACAGACGTCCTTGCCAAGGACGGTGGACTGGGGAAACGTCACCCCTCAGTCCGTGTTGTCCCAATAGGTGAACCTGGAGGGAAAACGCGTACGATTACGGTCGGCGAGGCTTGGTTAAACCAGTATCTCGCCCCGTTCGGTCATGCCATGGTCGGAGCGCTTGGGGAGATTCCTCAAGCCAAGGCAGGATTATCCGCCGCTGCTATGGCCTATGAGTGGTGCAAAAGGCTATCAAACCTTAAAGGTGTTGATGCCGAGCCCGACGAGAACAAAATGTTCTTAACGTCAGACCTCACTCAGGCGTCCGAGTATCTCGAACACAGCGTAACGCGTAAGCTCTTACAGGGCTTTTGCGCTGGATTTGGGATGAGCGGAGGGTACGTTGACTCAGCAGTTAAACTGCTGACGTCTCCTCGGGTAGTCGAGTATGCCGAAGGCAACTTTGACTATCACTACACCGGTGGTTTAACCAAGCGGGGTAGTCTCATGGGTGAGGAGGGCACCAAAGGTGCTTTGATGCTCACCATGGTAGTTGCAGAAGAAATCGCGTACTTAAAGTACTGCAGTGGAACTGCAACTTGGAAGGAATTTTTAAAATACCTTCAGTCCCACGAGTCTAAGACTCATCCGCGACATTTATGGAGATGCTTCGCGGCAGCTGGGGACGACCACTGTGCTCTAGGACCCCTAGATTATCTACGGGGTATCAAAACAGAACTAAGTGCGCTTGGCGCAGTAGTTTCCCTAGAGAAGTCCTTTATCTCTAAGATAGGACTTTATTTCACAGAGGAGATGATCTTGCGTACAACGCAAGGTAATTTCGAACATGACCTACCATTCTGGAAGGTTCCGTACACATCCACGTTCCACGTGGATGCTGTCAAAATTCGGCTGCTCTCCCCGTGTTCTAGTGTCACACTAGTACGGGAGGAGAAGAATCCAGCACTTGGAAAGTGCAGGCAATTCTTCAA